ATCTAAACCAATATGAATAAAAGGACCACCTTCTAAGTTTATATGATATGGAAAACCATCATCAAATTCAGCACAAATTTTGGTTTTTTTACTAAATCCCTCTAATATAAATTCTTTATCATTAATCTGCGTAACTACTCTATTCGGAAAACATCCTTGTGTAATATTACTGAACACTTACTACCTCATAATTATAACCACAATCTTGCTTGTTTATAGATGTTAGATTGTTAAGAACATCTTTTAGATTCTGGTTTTCTTGTTCCAAAACAATAACCATATTTTCTGCTTGAGATAAAGCAGAAGATAATACTTTAACTTTATTTGCTAATTCATCTCCAATATAATTATTCATTGAGGTTTTCATATAATTCTCCTTTTAATAGGATTTATATTTATACACCATCATTGGTTTAGATTTAGAGAACTAAGAAAATTCTTAAAATCTAATAATTGTTTATGATTAAGTAGTATTTGATCAGCATATAGTTTTTTGTTCTTTAAAACTTGATAACAATATCGTAATCTATGCCATAATGACATTTTATTGCTATAAGAGTGTGATTTTTCATATATACCTAGATCTGCAATTTTCGTTTCATGATCATATTCTATAACTAAAATTTCACTACCACAATCACAAGGAATAAATAGTGTTTTATTTGTTTTTAGATTTGTGATGTTTCCCACTTTTGAATATCCTATTCCAGTTTTGAGTCCATGTTTTATTATCTATCGTTTTGGGTCTTTGTCTAGAACCTTTTCCATTTTGGCTCATTGTTTCTTCCTTATTAACCAGCTAGAATCTCTGAATATTATTAAATCTGTAATATTATAATCTTGAGCTTCTAAAAATATATTAACTGCTTGTTTAACGCCCGGCCATGCATTATTATAATCATGACCAGTCAAAAAACCTCCAGGTTTTATTTTTTTATAATACTGCGTAATATCATTGTATACAAAATCATAACTATGATTAGAATCAATATATACAACATCTATAGAATTATCTATAAAATGAGAGTGTGCGGTATCCGATGATTCATTTATAATTTTATACCTAGAAGCTATAATTTCTTTCATAAATTTTTTTTGTAAAAGATCACAATATTCTTTATTTAACTCTATACAACTTATTCTTTTTATTTGAGGAAATCCTACTACTAGAGTAGAAGATTCTCCTATGTAAGATCCTATTTCTATCCAAGATTCAACAGATGATTGTATAGACAATACATAATTAATCAACTCTAGAAAGCCTACAGTCTGATCAATACTAGTTTCTGACCAAACAGGAAAAAATCTAATTGATTTCATCATTATTTTCTTCAAAAACCCAGGACCAGTAACGAGAATCGTCTTTATTTTGTTTTGCGTCCCAATAAATACAGCGAGCAATATAACATGGAACATCTATCTTACCACAATTTATAGACCAATGACGTTCCATAGCCTTATACATTTTAAGACCTTGACCAGTTTTATATTTAAGGGTTTTCATTCCATAAAGTTCTAACATATGAGTATCTCCACAAAGGACACGACACTCATTAGGATGTATTTGTTCGAGTGAAAAGCTTATTTTAGCTTGGGAAATTCCCTTGATTTTATCTACGATTCCATCACGCTTCTTAACATGATGCTTTTTTGTGGTAAAATAAAAATCTTTAGGATTATTCCAAAACTTATCTTTAAAGTCCCAAATATATTCTGTACGATTATTATGAAGTCCGACACCACTATTTTTAAGTTTTTCCAAAAGAAGCTCTTTATTATCTATCCATGTGTTAAAATCTTTAATAGCATTATATCCTTTAACATTACCCTTCCATGTGGTATGGACCGAACAGTATGAAAAGAGATATCGTCTAAAAATATCTTCATTATTTTGAGGACGAATACTTTCCCAATATTCTTTATAGGTTACAACCTTATCTATGGGGAAATTTTTAAAAAATTCATCAGCCTTGCTGGTATTCATCAACACCGGCTTTTTCTCAATAACTGTTTCAATCATATTCTTCTCCAAAATTTGTTTCCAATGAGTATGCTACGATTCTACACTAATAGTATCGACTTGTCAAGACCATCTTCTTTAGATTGTTCTAGCGTTACCATGCAAGAATTTAAAAGTTGGGAAACGCAGCGAAATGCCGCCGTCTTGGTTTTTACTCTCAGCAAAATACTGTACAGTCACAATTTTACCAAGAATTTTATCTGGATTCTGATAAAAGTCCTGTCTTTGTTCGATACTAAAACCAGAACCAACTCGTACAATATGATTCTTGTGTTCAATCATAACACAAGACAACATAGTCTCATCACACTCTGCTCCATTTTTCACATAACGAAATGGACCCATCTCTACATCCACTACAACATATTCGTCATCATAAAAACTCTTATACTTTAGTAAATCCTTACTTCTTTTACCCTTATATGGAGCATCAGCACGAAGCATAATACCTTCCCAATTATTAGTATTCGCCTTGCCAGACCATTCATTAAAATCATCATCATTCTTAATTTTTTCATGCTCAAGAATACTCAAACAAAAACAAGTATTCTTTTTCATTACTTCATTTAGATTAGCATAACGAATACTATAAGGCTTATTTTTTTCACCCTTCTTACTATAAAATTCATCGTGACTGATCATATCAAAAATCTTGTAAGAAGGATTTTGTAATGTATGGTCTTTCTTACGAATTTCTTTCATAATACCTTGAAAGTCTTCGTTGCCGTTTTCATCAATTAAACATAACTCTCCATCAAAAACGACATTCTTAATTCCAAGATTCTTAATTCCTCCAGCAACAACGTCTAATGTATCAAAACTTTTACCTGTCCTAGAATAAAAAGAGGAATTACCGTTGCTATCAACTATAGCAATAAGTCTCAATCCATCTAGTTTGCGTGAAACAAACCATCCATCATTCCAGTCCACAATATTAGGATCAAATTTATCCGCAAGAGCAACACTAAACTCTGGAATATGGTCAGGAATAGCTTTATTGATGATCTTATCACCAGCACGAGTTTTTAGGTCTTTGTCAATAATGCAAAGAATTAGTTCCTCATGTTCATCATTCGCTTCAATAAAAGCATTAACTGCCGCTATGGCATCATGGCCCGTTATCGCCCTGCTCCTAAGATCATCGAGCAATTTGAAAAAGTTATTGTGATACTTATTTGCTCTGGCGACCAGCGAACTTCTTTTCTTGAGATTATTACTAGTGACATTATACTGCCAAAGAGGATGATAGGTGTAAAGAAGAATTTTCTTGGCAAAATTTGCCGCTTCAGAGTTATGATTGCAATAGTCCTCAATAATTCCTTGCTTATCAATAGTGCTGCTTGTGGCCCTAAGATCACGAACCATTCCCCAAACATAATTAAAATCGTGAGTCATCCAAATAGTCTCCTGTGTGTATGTCAAGTATACCACAACGCTCAAACACTGTCAACCTCTATATCGTCATCCTCTCTGCGAAACTCAAGATATTGTTTTAAATCTTTGACGATAGGATGTATAATTTTCATCTCAATAACACCATCAGAGTTTTTAGAAAATTTTATTGGGCCAGGAATAAATTTGTCTTGATTACCGTACTCTCTATTTTTTGGATGACCATGAAATAGATGTAAACCACAATTATCTTTTAAATAATTAACATCTTTTATTGGATCGCATAATTGTAATATATTATTTTTATATTCTATGTATTTTTCTTTTACTTCTTTAAATCTTGGAGCAGAAAATAGGGCGCAACAATAAGGTTCATAGTCTTTTACAAAACAAGCCCAAAACAAAGTATCTCCAGCGGTTCCATGAGCATATTCAAATAATCCGCCAATTTTATGATAAAAATTTCTCTCGATACAAATATTATAGCCCGGATGAACATTATCAAATTCGAAAGATTTTTGTTTAAGGATAGATTTGACAACTGTGTGCTTGGTATCGCCAGCATTTAGATTTACATTATTATAAATATTTTTTCTATAAATATCTTTATATAGATATTCGCAACCATGAATAACTTTATGTGTGTCTAATAGAATAGAAATTTTATCAATCCAATCTGGATCAGAGTATAGTATATCTACATCAGTAAATATTAATTTAGTATACTTATCTGGAATTTTAGATTCTATTATATTCCATAGATTCTCTTTTGAAAAGAAAAAAGAGTCTGCTCTTACAATATAATTTGCTTGTGGGATAGATTGTTTTTGTTGTGGGTACAGTAGTTCTATTATATAGAATGGTATGTTAGTTTTTTCTAATTCTTGAATAATTAATTGTAAATTTTTTACTGTGGATTTATAATTTAGAGCATTATAAAAACTCATAACTAGACATATATCATCAGATTCAATGTCTGTGTATCCAGCATATGATTTATTTGTATTCGGTTTTATTATCATGTGGTAAGGTATTGATTTGAAATTTAATATTTCTAAGTCTTAAAAAATTAAATAATTTATTTGGTGAATCTTTTTCTATATTAAATACAAATAATCTATGAATATTTCTATGAAAATATTTTTTAATATTGTTATGATGTTCTTTCCAATCGTTTTTCCAAATTTTAATAATTTCTGATTTTATGTTTGTGTTATATACTTTTTTAAATAAGTCTATATATTGTATTATGTTATTATCGACATCTACAAAAGAATGATTTATTCTACTCCGTATCCAATTATCCATATTTCTAGTATTTAGTATAAATAAACTTTCAGGATAATTAACATCAAGAATATCAAAAAAATCTTTATATATTTGTATGTATTTTAGATTATTTTGTTCTCTTATAAAGCATTCCATATCTCCAAAATAAGTATAGTCTTCATAAGAGTCTAGTGGCAAATAAATATCAGAGTAGATATTATTATATATTGTTTGGGCTAAGTTTCCATAGTCCCAATGAATAGATTTTAATTTACTATAACTATTAAATAGATTCCATAGTGATAAAGTACCACATTTATTAAAGCCAATTTGGAATATTTTATTACAAGAAATTATTTCTTTTGGATAACAATATTTTCTATTCTCTTTTCTTCCCCATATTATATAGTGATATTTTGCAAGATTTTCGTCATTGATACCTGCTTCCACTAAATCTGTATAGTAGTCAATATAAAATTTCCAATCAAAATTTTTTGGAAGTAAATCTTGATATTTTTCTATAGTTTCATCTAAATTCATTAGCGTTTATATTATTTTTAAGTATCTCTAAAATCATTTCTACATCTTCTTTACTATACGGTGTTTGTATACCAAGTTGACTATGCATACCCATTTGTTTATATAGTATTTCTAAGGAGTCTATAATTATTTTTAAATCATAAGGTTCTAGATAATAATAAAAGTTATTTTTGGATTTCATGTTTTCCAAACTTTTTGTTCAATTTTGATATTAAATCACTACCAGTTGTAACAAAAAAAACATGGTAAAATTGAATGAATAATAAGATAAAATCCTGCTAATAAGCAAAGAGTTCCATAAAAGAGAGCTAAAATTAAATGCTCAGTGTAACTCATATTATTTTCTTTAAGATGTTGAATCCATTTCTTGTATAGATTCATTGAACTGTTTCCTATTTTTAGCTAAAATTAAATAGTTTACAGCTTTAATTACACCATTTAAATTATCTCCCAATTTACCAAGCCCCTCATTACATTTACTACATAACCAACCTCTGAAACTATCATCACTATGGTCATGATCCAAACACCATTTTTTAGGTTTTAGTCCACAACACTCACATTTTTTAGGTTTTGGTGGTGCAGATTTGTGTAGTTTTCTTCTTACAGATTCATGTTTTTTTACACATTCTCTACATCTAACATCTAATTTATCTTTGTATAGTATGTGTTTAGCAAAACTTTTTAGGCTTTTGCGTTTTTTACAATAACTACAAACTTTTGTATTCATATTAAAATTATAATGGAGGCGGCGGGGTGCTGCCCCCCGCGTCTTATGATACTTCTAATTATATCTTCTACAAGTTTATTTTATTCATAAAGATTCGAATTTGGCTGAAGAATAAACAACATTTACCAAATCTATCGACAAATCTTAGTCTATCACCCGTCGATTATGATAGAAGCAAAAGGATTTTACGACAGTTTTTTGGACGCTACCCTCATCGCTTCCTAAAACTGTTGCTACTTAATTAAGCAGCAAGAGCTAACTGATTGTTGCCAGTTAAAGCATTGGTAGATTTTTAAAGTGGCCTTTCCACCAACCACTACTTGCTAATATAATTTTCCATATCTAATCGATTCTAATTCGCCCCCAGTATCAAATAAGCTTCAATAATTTAAAAGCTTACTTGATAAGAGTTTCACCTAGAAACAACTCCGTATCTGGTTTCACCATAACGACCAACTTTGGTGACTACATTAAATCCATTTGCTTTAAGCTCTGGTTTAATATCACTAATCGTTGCTCGTAAATTACCAACCTCAAACATATTAAATGCACTTTCTTGACTCAAAGTCTTACCTCTGAGAAGATAGTTCATAACACGATCTTGCTTAGTAGTTGTCATAGATATTATCCTTTTGAATTCTAAAGTAAAAGACCATAAACTAACTTATAGTAGATTATATTTTCAAAGTGTCAACGCAACTTCTATAAAAAGACATAACTATTCCACTAGTTGTACCAACATTTAATGATCTTACAGTACCATAGTTAGGTATTGTTAAGATTTTATCAGATAATTCTAAAATATAATCAGATAAACCCATATTTTCTGAACCAAATAAAAATATAGGATCAATAATATTTTGAAATTTATAATCAAACAAATTTACTGCTTTATGAACATATTGAGGTATATTATTTTCTATAGAAATAATACTTCTTTGTAAACATTGGTCAATAAAAATTTTTTCATTTTGATGATGATATATTGGTATATAATGATGTGTTCCAACACTTCCTCTTTTATCCCATTTCTTTTTACCAATATAATGAACACTTTTAAATCCAAAAAAATTAGCATTACGAATCATAGTACTAAGATTAAAATCTCCTTCAATATTAACCATTGCTACACTAGCAGATATGGTATTTTTTTGATATTGATCCTTGATTTCACTAATACTCAAATGTTTTAAACTATCAATTACATTCATTTGTTAATTCTTTTAATTGTTGTTCTAATTTAGATAGTTCATCATATAATGATAAATAATTTTTAATATCTTGGGTAGCTATAATAGCTTTTATCTCATGAATTTGATTCTGAATGTTCCATATCTGATCTTGAGTGTTCATTTAATAATTTTTCGCAATGATTTAGTCTGTTTTTCATTTCTTCACATATTTTACAAAGATCTGATTCTATATAATCTTTAATATTTTCTATTTCTTCTTTAAGATATATTATATCTTGATTTGTTAGAATCATTAGAATCCTCCATATTTTTGTCCAAAAAACCATACAATTTTGTTGATCGTGCCAGGAACATTCAAAACAATCTTTTGATGCTAAAATTAAAATATGTATTTTTTTACACCGTTTTGGGATCTGTCTAACGGTACTAACTTATCAGACAGATGATTGATTGTTTCTTGTAAAGTATACTCTCCTCTTTGTAAATATTTTGGATCAGCATATAATGCTGTAATTATTTGAGGAATATAGTGAGAAACAGCAACAAAATATTCTTTTTCACATCCTGTTGTTTTATTTAGTAAGTTTTTTATTGATTCTATATGATCCAGAATAGAATCTCTGTGGTACACAAGCTGATAAATTGTTTGTTGATTAAGGGTTGACATTTTCTTTTTTCTTTAATTTGATTAATTTATGGGCAATTTTTCTAAGACCAGTATGTTCATCATGATAATCTTTACCCATGTAAATGTGACAACAACCAGTATGCTTATCTTGGCCCCAAGCAATAATACCTTTACTATCAACTTTTTCTACAATAAATCTTCCTCTATATCCCATAGGAATATACTCTCCTTGTTTATTCATAAAATAAGGACCACCATTAACCTTGATAGTATCACCTATAACCAATGTTTTCCAGTCAAAATCACGAATAATTTTTGTGTTCTTTTTCTCTTTGCTTTTTACCTTAAAAACAAAAGGAGTATTACAATACTTACAAATAAAACTTCGTGGCCCATTACCTTTACCACAAGATGAACAAATTTTTTGACCCTTCATTAGTATTTTCCTGTGAGTTGTCTAATAACTACTGTTAGTATACCACTCTTATCGGCTTTGTCAAGCAACGTCTTGAGAAATCTATTTTATTCTAAAATAGCTCCACTAAAATATAAATCAATTTTTAATTTAAAATTTTGATTAGTTACTATATAAAAAGTATTTGGTTCTATCATTTCAATATCCCAATCTAAAAATAAAATGTTATCTACTTTATATTCATCATTAAATAAGTACAATTTATTTTGTTCTAATTTCCATAATGAATAAGAATATGAATTATCATTATGATTTGTAATATTTATCATAACAATAGATAATAGTTTTTCATCAGATAATACTTGGGATAGTTTCATCTACCACCATTATTTTCTATATTTCTTTTTGATTTTGTAGAAA